AAATGATTCTTTAGTCAAAAACCCATCACCTCTTACCTTCATACCTTTAGGAATAGGTTTACACTTCTGACTATCATTACAATAATACTCTCCCTTACCACATGTCTCTTCTTTTGCTACCTTTTTCTCTGGTAGTCCTTTATGTTTAGTTTTTGCAAAGTCTTTTGCATCAGACTTTTTTATGCTGGAAGCAACTCTGGCAACCTCAGATGAGGGAGCTTTCGTCTCACCTTTCTGAGTCGCTCTAACCATCCCGAAGAATCTTTGTTGGGATTTGGAGACTGATTTTTCATGTAACACCTCTTCATTTTTTGTTGTAGTCACTATGCCTTTCTGCCCATCATTAATGGTAGGCATCACTTCAACATGACCAGACTTCTTATTCTTCTTAGAATAAGTATCTTTCTTGTTTTTAATCTGTTCTTTTAATTCCCTATAGGATTTCATTTTTTCTTAGACATAGCAATAATCTTGCCGACCTTCTTGCGTCTAGCAATTAGGTACTTGTCTGACTTATCATGATCTCCATCATTATCAATGTCCTTGTCTTCTTTTCCAACTGGATCTAACTTTTTCTCTGCTAGTTCTACTTCTTCCTTAGCAGTCTTTGCTGCTTTTTTGAATGCATCTTTAGCAGGGTATCCTTTATCGCCAGGTTTTGCAGGAGATTCTCCTCTCTTTCTTTTTGCGTGGATGTTGTCGTAAAGACCTCTCTTACCTTCTTTTATCTCATCTTCATGTGGTATTGTATTACCATCTTTGTCTTTCTGATGATGAAACTCATCTTCCTTAACGCAATTAGGAACAGATTTTCCTCCCTTCATCTTAGTTCCTTTTGCCTTATATCCTTTCCAACATGTAGAAGCACCAACATTAGCACGAGCTTGCTTCATACTACCTTCAGTAGCAAAATATCTTCTCTTCTCTATAACATAGAGTTCTCCTTCTAGTTCAATTTCTTCACGTTCTAATACTTCGTACTCTTCATTTGCAGGAGCAGTCTCTTTTGCTCCAACTGGAGTTACTTTCTTGACTTCTTTCTTTTTCTTTGTAATATCTTCTATCTCTGCACCATTAGACTGAGGATCCATGCCATCAAAAGGTGCTTCATGGATATCTGGTAATGTAGTATTCTGGAAGCAGTCTCCACTCATCCATTTACCATAAGATTCCATCAATCCTGATGAAAACTCATCATTATTCTTTATCTTGTTTACTGTGTCTTGCTTCTTCATCGTTAAAAAAGGAGGTTCGTCTCATGTTATTTATAGCTCTAATGTTTTTTATCCACTCTCTAAACATTTTTCCTTCTTCAGAGATGATAATTGCATAGTTGCCACCTATTCTATGTATATTGCCTTTGACTCCTGTTCTTGAAGACATCACTAGGTCTCCTTCATTAAGAACATGCTCATGTCTTTGTTGTTGTCTTAGAGCTTCCTCTCTTAATTTCTTAAAATTCTTCATTTGAGACCCATTCCCTTTCTGACATCTAACATAAGATTTAATTTATCTTTCTGTGATAGTGTATCAGGTATTCCCTGATAAAACAACAGCATATTCTTGTTTTTTGCTGCTTCTCTCATCTTACTAGCAGACATACCAGTCAAACCATCTGCATCTGGATCTCTCTCACCAGCAGATATCACATCTATACCTCTAAATGTGTAGTCTTTTCCATTATATTTTGCAGTAAGTATCTTAAACTGTTGAACTCTGTCAGATCCTACTACCACAGTGGCATACATATAATCTCCTTGGTATTTAGAGAGAACATTTATAATTGTCTTCAATGATGTGTCATAAACAATCTTGTCACTGTGTTGTGGAAACATCTTTTTCATGTAATCACTCTTAGTTTTAGAATCTAACGGGTTATTATCCTTCTTTTGAGTATGAGAAGGAAAAATTAAGTAATCATCATCTCCTGCTACTTCAGCAACTTTGTTGAGTAATTTCTCATGACCTGTAGTAGGTGGATTGAATCGTCCAAATGTAAACACTAGTCTATTTTTCATCTCCACTCACCCAATTCTTGGAAACATTGAAGTTTGCCTTAGAAAATTCTAATCTATCAACCAGTTTGATAGCATTGTTTCCCTCATCTATAGCAACATACCCTTCTGGTGCAGTAATTTGGAAACCATCTTCTGTTTTCAAATATGTTCCAAATCTCTCACCCTTTTCAAGTTTACGAATGAATACTTCCTTCGCTCCTTGTAGGACTGTGTATAGTTCCACGGTTCTTTTCAGACCATCTTCGTTACTATCTATGAGATCTAGACCATCGTACAGTTTAGATAACTTACTTGCCTTTGCTTTTGGTGTTTTGACTTTATCTGCTGCCTTGTGTACTTCTTCTTGAAAATAATTTTTAAATTCCTTTACAAATTTTTCTGGTAGAGGAAGTCTTTTACCATCACGAACATACTTATTAAAAAATATTTTAAGTCTAGGTCCTATAGTAAGTTGATCTTTGTCTGCTATCTGTTGTGCTACTACATCTAAAAAATTTCCACTGCGTGACAATAACAATGATGTTTTTTGTTTTAATCTTGTCAAAGAAGATTTCTCTGCATTTGTTAATAAAGTATCTTTTCCTAATTGTCCAGTCTCAGAACTAAGAACTAACACATTTTTTGTTTCTTTTAATTTTGATACATCATATCCAAAAGAAGCATTCAATGTTTCTATAGTAGATCCTTTGTATGTGGTATGAAAAACGACACCTATCTTTGCTTTCTTTGCTTTTACATAAAAATCATCACTTTCTGGTATTGCATAGGTGATAGTGTTTGGTTGAAATGTTAGTTGTTTCTTACCATCAATAGTTTTTGTTGATGTATCGTCTGTAAATAACAGATCACCTTGTGCTATACCTTTTATTCCTAACTCTGGAAAATATTCTAGTGCTACTTTTAATTTTTCTACAAGACCTGGCGAGTCACCATGATTTTTATCAATGTCTTGTGCTGTAAAATTTATCTTTGGACTCTTATTAAAAATAGATTTTGTTCCTACAAAAAATTTACCAACAACTGGATGTATACCACAGAATATAGCAGGAGCACCATCCCATTTTGTAGTAATTTTAAATGAATTTGATCCCTTACCACTAAAAGTATTTGCAAGTAAATCTATAAACACAAAAGCATCCTTTGCACCTTGCTTTCCATCAAGCAAAATGCTATCTTCTAGATGCTCTAAGTGTGTATTCTTGCTCATCCACCTACTTTAAGATAGGTACTAGATTGCATATATGATTTTACTTTTGCATCTCTAAAAATATAAAATCCTTTAGATGATGCATACAAATACATTGACTTTAATATGTTTTGTTTTATCTCTTGACGTAGAACTTGATTCTTACCAAGTAAAAAACCAACCTCATATGATTGTACTTTGTCTTTTACCCACTTGGCAATTGCTAAATTAGATTGTCTTGCTCTTTGCATCCTCTGAATTGTTTCTATTGCTTTTGATTTTGGATGTTTACCACCAGATAATTTTTTAAGGTACTCAGCATATGCTGAAGTATTGGCAAGAACTGAAGAATCATCTTTGAAGTCGTCTGCTATAACTTTATAATCAAAAAAGTTTCTGTTTATTGGACTGCCAAAACATTTTCTTCTCATTGCTTGCAGAACATTAAAGTAACTTGTACCTTTAGATAATCTAGTAATCAAATATGTAACTGGTAGCGTCACTTTTCCATGACTAGCTTGCTTTCCTTGCTGTAATTGTATTTGAATGTCTGCTATCTTACCTGATTCTTCAAATCCTCTAGCATCAAAAAATCCTTCTTGAAAACCTGGTGCATCAAAATATATTAAACATTTTTTTGCTTCCAATTTCCACTCTATATCAGTCACCTTAACATCCATGTCAAGAAATGCTTCAAGAGATTTGACTTCTTTGATATCTACAACTTCTACCTTTGGATTTGTGTCAATAGTTTTCTTCAAAGATATTGGTATAATATTTCTATCTTTAAACTGTTTGTGAATCCATTTATTATACTCATACAAATCCTTAAAATCATCTATCAATTTTACAGCATTTTTCATCTCAGAATTATCTGCCTGTAGGGATGATTTACCAGATGGTTTGTAAACTTTTCTACCATCGTATGATGTCTTTACTGCAATGATATCTGCTGGATTCCATTTATCTTCTGCCATCTGTATGTTTCCATATACTGCAGCAACGTCTCTCTTTAGCGGACTCTGTTTTATTTTATTTTTCATGTCAGCATATGTTTTTTTAAATTCTTTATACTGATCTTGTCTGTAAAACTTGTATGTTCCACCAGAAACATATGGATCATGTATTTTGTTTGCAATAAACACACTGGATGTTGCCCAATCACCACCAGCATCAGACATGTTTACATAATCTTTGAACTCATTAAAAAATTTACCGTCAATGATTGTGTTTTGTTTTGCTTTATTTGCAAGAATTTTAACATCATCCTCTTCATTGAGAATATCAATGAACTCACCAACCTCCAACTTAGTTCCTTTTGCTTGTCTACATGCACAAGCATAAGCTTGTAGTGATTCATTAATTGCTGTAGATTGTGCTGGACTTTTTGATCCCGTACTACCAAATCCAATGGCAGTGAACACAGTTGTTTTATAATTACTGTCCCAAAGATCATTGTTTTCTAGTACACTCTTTACTGCTTCTCTGTAATCTCCAATGTCACTATGACTTAACTCTCCTATGACATCATTATCTCTAGGCAATCTACTTGATATGTGTGGATTTACTTTTACTTTACCAGATGATTCGTCAAGGGCAAAATAATGTGTAGCACCACTTGTTATTGCCCTTGGCAAATGAGTTGACATTGCTTCTAAAACCTGTATGAAAGATTTCAGAAAGTTTTTATTATATCTCCAATTTTTATCATCAACATGTGCACTGTCTACATCTCTTGCACTGTGTATTGCCTTGTCGTATGCCATAATTTTAAACTATGTTCTATTATTTAGATTTGAATACTCCTATTTTTGCTAGTAGATAGACTGATAGTACAGTCCAGAATACTACTTCTAATCCTATATTATTCATTGTCAAATATTCCGTAAGGTGTTAAATCGTATTTTACTTTAGCAATTCCTTCATGTTTTATTCTAGTAGGTTGCCCTATCTTTTCTAGAATTTCAGCAGGAATTTTTTTCTTAGTAATGTCATAAGGTATGGGTGCATTTGCTACACATACTCTTATACATTCCCATTGTTCCTCAGTAAAAAAATTATTATGATACATTATCTATCTCCTGCTTTTCTATTCTCTGATTTATAAACATCAAATTCACCACCAGAATAACGTGCTTGTAATTTATCCACATTCATCTCAATAACTTCATCAAATGATACTTCAAGTGCTATGCATGCTTGTGCTACATACCACATGATATCACCAAGTTCAATGATTAGATGCTCTCTGTTGTCTTCGTTCCATGGTTTACCTTGGAATACCATCTTCTTAATGATCTCAAGAAACTCTCCACCTTCAGCATTAATCCCAACACCAGCAGTGGTAAGACGTTCAATATTGGCACCTTCTCTGTCAAGTTCACCCAAGCGATCAACAAGAGATTTAAAATCCTTACTAGGAGTGCTTGTGACAGCATCCACGAAATGAGTGTACCTATCAAAGTCCACATGCTTTATACGTTCCATTCTGCAAATTTAGATAATCGGTTTTGTGTTTGTGAGAATTGTTGTAAGGTTTCTCCTACCTCTTCATCTTCTATAGTGATGGCAGATGAATCATCTGCTACATCATACAACCTCATTTTCGCTCTGTCAATTCCCAGAATGAATTTTCGTGAGGTAGTCGGGTCATTGTATCTGTTCTTAAGTTGTTTGACCAAGATGCGACCTTGTTGTTCAAGTTCCTCAGTAGATATAAGGGCAAACATAAAATCAGCAGTGGCAGGGAGACCAAAAGACTCAGAAGTGTCAGTGAGATCGGGATCAGAGTTACCATAACCGCTACGAGTAGTTTGAGTAGCAGAGATAATAGGTAAATTACTTTCCACAGCAAGACCCCGAAGCTCTTCAGCAATCGCTTTAACATAGGTATACGAGTTAACAACAGCACCTTTATATCTAACAGAAGCACAAATGTTTAGATAATCAACAAAGATAAGATCAGGTGTAAAATCTTTCTTTAATTTAAGATCACTTAGGAGTGCCTTAAAATGTCCTGCATGTGCAGATGCAGTAGGGTACTCTTTAATGATCAATTTACCTTGTGTCTTTCTAGAGATCTCATTTACTTTTGAATTAAATAAAACCTCAGGAAGTTCCATGATGTCCTTGACGTTTACGTTTAAAAGATTTGCGTCAATTCGTTCAGCAATCTTCTCCTCTGCCATTTCACATGTAATGTAGAGAACGTTGTAGCCCTGAGTGAGG